TTAGGTTGCTAGGGGTGTGGCCCCGATCTTTTCTGCCGACCTGCTGGGCGGGTTAGGCTGTTGAAGTAGTCCATGGAAATGGGGCTCCGAACGTGAACCAATATTCTTGGTGAGGTCACGTTAAAACTATCGCTGATGAACTCGCTTCCCGCGCAACATAAGGGTGGCACACAGGTGGAGGTACTCCACTAGGGTTGAGGTCAGATGCATAGGCGTAAGAGCGAAAGCAGAGCCCAGTATCATAATTGGGTATACTACGGAAACTAACCGAAACCTGGGGTATGGGTGGTCGAAGGGGAACTCTACCAAATAATTGAGTAGCACTAACCCGGGCCGGGTGGCCATGGAAACATGCGAGCACAACCAAGGAATCAACGATGTTGCGCGTTGGTCCAGTGGTGGTTGGGGGCACGACGACTGCTGGTGGTGTAGTGAAAACCACAGTATTGAAGATTTTGACGTGGATGGGTTTGGTGAAGGAGCCTGTCTTTATTACAGATGTAGTGAGCACGGTGGCTGCTGTTTCTCAGGTCGTGGCGCAGGCTGTACCTGAAGAGATGGAGTTGATCGGTCAGCATCCTGGTGTTGTAGCGTTGAAGTTGTTGTTTAGTCGTTTTGGTGTCATGATAGCGTGTAGTGTAGTGCAGATGGCTTTGCCATATCGCTCGGCTCGAATTTTCGCCGAGTTGATAGGACCAAATGCGGGGGTCATGGTCGTTGAGAGTGAGACGCGGTTTACCGCTAGTCTCCGGTGCGGGGCAGCCCTGGTTGGGCTGTGTGCCTCGAACTGGTCTAAGACACTCCTTGGTCCTGAGGGGACCGCGACCCAACACTGTGCAGTGCTAGATGGCCTGCAAGTGGTTGATGAATTGACTTCGTATTACCACGGGCGGTACCGTGAGGAGGTAGGTGAGGTGCGTAAGTTGATGCCGCGTATCTACCAAGCCTATGGTCTGTTATCAGTTGCCCACTCAATCAAGATGGTGATTGAGGCTGGTGAGCAACGGAATATGGGAGCTGTCACCCGTGTGGCGCGAGCGGTGTTTGGTCTCGGCACATTGGCGTACAAGTTGTGGTCTAATTGGTCGTGGACCGGTAGTAATCAATCAGATGAGCATGAAGCAAATGAGCAGTTAGCCGCACTGTATAATGATCAGTGGTTTGGGCGCGCTCAGATTATGCCTGCTGGAGGCATGTTCTATGCTAGGGTGAAGGTCGAGAAGCGAACCAGAACCCGTAAATCAGCGGATGGAGTTGCCCGCGATATAGCACAAGACGATGCTCTCGATCATGGTGTGGGCGCTCCACCAGCCCCTGTGCGAACGCAACACGCGCACAACAAAGATGTTCGACACGTGACTCATGATGATGATGAGGACTGCACCCGTGAGGAGGAGCAGGAAAACGTGACGACCCTTGAGTACCAAGATATGATTGATTTGGCCGTAACACATGGTTTGGCGGTGCCGACGATGGGGGTGTTGAAGCGTATGCCCAAGGATGCCGTAGGTATCGACGCGTTGTTTTCAGGAGGGCCGCGAGATGCCCGGAATGCTTGTGTGACGGCAGGTAAGATTAAATTCTGCCCAACACCGAGTTTATCACGCGCAAATGTGGCAATAGTTGCTGGCTGGGTCGCTGACTGGATCCCCAAGAACATTGCCCTACAAACCATGCGACTGGTGGACCAGCGTAAGTTGTTTATTCAGTGTGTGACTCTCCTCCTTCTTCCAAGTCCTGAAGAAGTTTTGCGGTTTAGAGGATTGAAGTCGGTCGCCATGCAGCAGTTTGTGAAACGGGCTGCATTGGAACAGGCCAATTAGGGTTGTCAACGGGTTATGTATGGAGTGACCCGAGCGGATACGGTTGTTAACATTTGTCAACCAGCGCGAGGGTACCTGACACTCCAGGTGACCGCAAACCAACCAAAACACAAAAAGTATTTAGTTTTAGATAACTTATCACAACCAACACAAGTAGCTGTATATAGCAACACGGCGGTAAACATTGCGATCGCCATTAAATCGCGTGTTTTTGATGTCAAGGATGGAAAGGGTGGCTGGATGCCATGTCCCCAACCCCTGGCAGATGCTTATAAGCGGTGCAGTCGATTCAAGACTCTCCTCGCGCAACGGTTCAGGGCACACGCCCTGGTGGAGAAGTGGGATGTACCGTCCCTCTTCCCATCGGGCTTGAAGCGAGAAACGTATACACGAGCGTATGAGTCACTCCGGACGTTATCTTCCCAGGAGAATTTGAATAAAGACGCACGCATTCGCGCATTCGTTAAGTGTGAGAAGGTGGTGGTTGATGGTGGATGGTCTGTGTATGGCCATGACCTAAAATATGTGTTGGCTAAGGATCCACGCATTATACAACCACGCACACCCCGCTATAACGTCATATTGGCACAATGGCTCAAGAAGAATGAGCATCAATACTTTAACGCGGTAAATCGCGTATTCGGAGAAGTGACCGTCCTCAAAGGAATGGACGCGCGACGCCAAGCTATGCATATCAAACGAAAATGGGATAAGTACCAGAATCCCGTAGGTATACGGCTCGATGCGTCACGGTTCGATCAGCATGTGTCTTTGCACGCACTGAAATATGAACATTCACTGTACCTGGATCACCCACTTTTTAAAGCACTCCCCTCCGACTATAGGGTTGAGTTCCAAAATTGCTTGAGGAAGCAACGACGCAATGCCGGTAGTGGCTATGCGCGAGATGGGCGTGTTGATTATGAGGTCGAGGGTAATCGCATGAGTGGCGACATGAATACCGGCCTCGGGAATGTGTTAATAATGTGCTCCCTTATGTGGACGTATCTCCAATGGATAGGCGTACGAGCCTCCCTTGTGAACAATGGTGACGACTGTTGTGTGATATGTGAAGCTGAGGATGAAAAACGAGTAACAAAACCATTGAAACCCTGGTTTGATGAGATGGGGTTTGACATGACAATTGAGGGGGTGGCACGCACGCTTGAGAAGATAAAATTTTGTCAGTGCCACCCAATAGAATTGGAGGATGGATGGATAATGGTCCGAGACCCACATCTCAGCATGGGTAAGGACGTGATTAATTTGAAACAGTGCGAGACACAACGACAGTATGACGATTGGCGTGCAGCCATCGCCGGTTGTGGTCTCGCCCTCACCTCAGGTGTGCCTATAGCACAAGCGTTTTACATAGCGCTTGGAAAAGACACTAATTATGAGGGAGCGATGGAGTTTTGCGGTATGGTTCAATTGGCAAAAGGATTGCACAAGAGGGTGCGTCCTCCACACTGGCGAACACGTGTTTCATTTTATAAGGCATTTGGTGTGATGCCTGATGTGCAGGAAGACTTAGAAAACAAATTACAATTACAAGAATTAAGTCGATTCAATCCCGGCGTGGACACAAGGTGCGATGGAGTTATCGGGA